CGTGCTGCTTGCTATTAAGGAAATGAGAAAGCAAGGATTTGTATTACAGGAAGTTAATGGTTTCGGAATGATAATGAGGTAAATTTGAGGAGATATGTGTTTCTGGGTTGTAAAGATTGTGGTATTAGCTTCCTTGTTGTGGTGCATTGCGTTCGGTATAATTGTATGGGCCAATAATCGTCGGTAAAAAGGAGAGTGTATGATCTATTCAAAAGCAAACCTGCTGGTGGTGGATATGACAAAAGCGGATAAGGGAATACCCGCACTTGACAATGTGCATTTTTGCGCGGACGGTACGACGATAGGAGCGAATGGTTCGTGCGTCATGGCAGTTTCTCCAGTGAAAGAGGACGTTCGCTCAAAGGTGCCAATACAATCATCGGTCGGATGTTCTGATACGATTTCATCCGAGACAGTTCGTGAGGTGCTTCGCGGCATGACCCGAGATACGATGTTTGGAGGTCTCTTGGAGCATTGTGACGAAAGCAGCGGTAAGTTTAAGTTGACGGATGGAAAACGGGAGAGAACGGTTGCGGGTAAGGTTTGGAGCAGAGAGTACGTTGACTATCAAAGAATATTTGAGAGGATGTTTGGAGGTGTCAGTTCGAATAGAGTTGTATGCAATCTCCGAAGATTGGTTGACGTTCTGAGTTGTATAGATAGGATGTTTCCTGATTCATCAAAGAACTCAAGGGTTTTTTTGGAGTTTGCATTAGAGAACAATATTATTATACGAGCGGAAAATACGATGCGGTCGCAGAGAGTTGTTGCCGTGCTTAAATCATATTCAGGACTTGAGGCAGAGTGGATTGATGAGGATGATTGGGAGAAAACATTGACAGGAAAAAATAAAACTGAGAAGAGGAAAATATGCAAAAAGAAAGTTGTGAAAAATTAAGGCGTATTACTATAGTTACGGTGGTAGTTTCGGCATTTATCTTTTTGTCAATAATGGCATGTGCTTGCGCCTACGAAATAGCGATTTGCACAAAGCTATTGACATACTGAAACAAATATGATATATTATGGGACATGAAAAGCGGAAAACGTTTTATTCTCACCGAAGCAATTTTAAACCACGCTTGGCAACTAAAATGCAATGGATTTACAGATAAGGACATAGCTTTTAAATTACGCGTTCATCCTGTAACTTATTCCTTGCATAAAATTAAATTCCTCAAGTACTTCGCGCGACAGAACCGTATTCTCCAAAAGAAAGCACATGCGGGGCACCCACGAGGTTCCGAAGAAATTGACAAGTACAGAACTGCATGTGTCAAGCTCGCGGAACTGGGCGAAAGTGTGCGTCTTATTGCAAAACAAATTGGTAAACCAGAGTCTACTTTACGTGCGTGGATGGAAATGGACGAGACATTCAAGCATGAGATGGAGACCGCAGCAAACAACCTTGATGAAAGAGTAATCAGATCGCTTGCCCGCAGATGTGAAGGATATAAATTGCGTGATATGACAGTCACGGAAGTCAGTGGAGGAATGTTTGCAGGCACGCAAAGGACAGTCACGCGATCTATCCGACATATATTACCTAATGTAAGGGCACAAGAAATTTGGTTGACAAACAGAAGGAAGTGGTTGTCAGAGAATCAGGCTGACGGCAGCACAAACGAAAAAGAACAAAGACCAGTCGAATATGAAGTTGTTTCGGGATTATTTGATTCCTCAAAAAGCAATATTGTACCGCAATGAGTAAACTAATTTATCCTCCTTCCGCAAAGATGAAGGAAGCCTATCATGGTTCCTTCCATAGCAAGTTTACAATGTTGGAGGGTGCGGTACGATCGGCAAAATCTTATACTGCCAACTTCGCTTCGATAAAAAGGATACAATCACTTCCAGCGTGCGACATCTTGATTTCAGGTTATTCTATTTCGTCAGTTGCGCGCAACGTGATAGCAGAATGGATGAATATCCTTGACCCTTATGGTAAAAATCTATTTAGACAAGTAAGGACAAACAAAGAGGATTATTTAATCATCAACTATGATGGGTTGCGTGATAAGAAGTTTTACGTTAGAGGATCAGGCAAAGATCATGATTATAAGCAGATACAAGGTGCAACATTTGGCTATTGGTATGCGGACGAATTTACACGGCACCATGAATCATTTGTAAACATGGCTTTCTCTCGTTTATCTATGCCGTACTCATGCGGTATTGCAACTATGAATCCTGATTCTCCTTTTCACTTTGCAAAGGTGAAATTTCTGGACAATGCAAAGTTGTTTACAAAGGACTCGAGTGGGTTCTCTCAATATGCAAGATACACGTTTTACCTTTCGGATAATCCTTCCTTGACAAGAGGATATATTGATAACCTGAAAAATATCTATTCAGGCGTGTTTTACAAACGATATATCCTTTCTTTATGGGTGCTTGCCGAGGGTGCTATATATGATTTCTTCGATAAGGACATTCATGTTAAAAGCAGACTTATCTTATGTAAACCAACCAAGAGGATCGTCGGTATAGATTATGGCACGGGAAATCCTACTTGCTTTATAATGTTTGGTGTTGACATAACGCGACGTCCTTATGTCTGGGCGGAAAGGGAATATTATTATGATTCAAAGGCACATAGCAAACAAAAGACAGATGAGGAATATTCAAAGGACTTAATTACATTTACAAAAGGATACGATATTGATGAGTACATAATCGACCCGAGTGCCGCGTCCTTCAAAGTACAACTTATCAAGGACGGAATCACAAACTTGACTGATGCGGAAAATGATGTGATTGACGGAATAAGGACGCAAGCAAGGATGTTGAAAAGCGGAGATTATGCCATATCGGAAGACTGTCCGCAAACAAGCGCGGATTATGATGGCTATGTCTGGGACGAAAAGGCACAATTGAAAGGTGAGGATAAACCTATCAAGCAGAACGATCATACAAAAGATGTCGAGCGTTATGTTCTCTATACTAAATTTGGACAAAGGACAATTAACTACGATACATTTTTAAAGGAGTAATCTCATGCGTCAATCTCGTGCGGCAAGTCAACAGAAGAAAATGGCAAGAGAAGCAACAGGTAAAATATATTCCTCCGTCAAACATGATTCAGTATTGCCAACTCCAGTGGGTGAGAGAATTGGAAGGCGACTGACAAGTAAGAATACTGTTCATGCTGACGCGGCGGATGTTTCCGCTCATGTTGACGGATGGGCAAATCTCCTTACAGGACTTGGCTTTGCAGGAAGTGATAAGCGACTTGCTACTGGATTCATTGCCGACCCAAGGTTGACATATATGGACTTGACATATCTTTACAGAAGCGACGGTCTTTCCAAAAGAGCGGTCAACCTTCCTGTCAATGATATGCTGCGTGCATGGTACAAACTTGAAGGCGATACTGATGGTAAGGTGGAGTTGAGAATGAAGGAACTTGACGCACGCAAACAACTCAAACGCGCTATGCGACTTGCACGTTTATTCGGTGGTTCTCTTGCTGTATTAGGAATCAATGACGGTTCCTCTTACGAAAAGCCTGTCAATGAAGGAAAAATAAAATCAATTGACCATATACACGTCTTTGACAGATGGAGGATGACTGTCAACACGGCTGATTTATACCTTGATCCAGCAAATCAGAAGTTCGGTTTACCGGAGAGATATTTAATCACGCCACTGTACGGCGTTCCTTTCTATGTGCATGAGTCAAGGGTCTTGCGTTTCGAGGGTGAGGATGTGACTGACTTGATAAGAATACAAAACATGGGGTGGGCGGACTCCGTTTTACAGGCAGTTTGGGATCGACTCAGGGCACTGGGCGAAACTTATGGTAATCTCGAAACAATTTTGGATGAGTTTATCATTGGTAAAATGACTATTGACAACTTGCAAGAAATGATTTCAACAAAAGGAGGAACCGAGAAAGCACAAAAGCGACTTAACTATGTAGATATGACCAAGCACATAATGAATACCATCCTTCTTGACAAGGAAGAAACATACGAACGCGAGTCGGCAACTGTCACAGGAATTGGAGATGTGACTGATAGAATTATAGAAGCGTTCTGTGCCGTTACAGGAATCCCCGTTTGTCTATTCATGGGGCGGTCACAAGCAGGATTATCCGCAGACGAAGCGTCACAAGTGCGGTTCTATTATGACAAGATAGTAGGAGAGCAGCAAGAGGATTTCCTGCCGCAACTAAACCGCTTGATAGAATACATTAACCTTTCTTTGGGAGACCCGCTTGACGACGAGTGGTTCGTGCAATTTAATCCTCTCTGGCAACCGACTCAAAAGGAGATAATTGACCAACGCAAAACACAAGCGGACACTGACCATATCTACTTGACAGATGGCGTTCTCTTGCCGGACGAGGTTTCTAATTCAAGGTTTGGTGGAGATATGTATACGCACGATACGCAGTTGTCGGAAGAACATAAGATCGCTTTGGAAGAAGGAACGCAACTTTACAAGGAAGGAACCGGTTCAATTGACACGGAAGAAAAACAAAAGCGTGCAATCGCGGAAAAAGAATCGCAAGCGTCAATCGCGGGTTGGCAGAACAAACAACAACGCGGAACTATGTTCGGAAAAAATCCTCTCTCTCCGCAACCGAAACAACCGAAGAAAACAAATCAGAAGCAGGACGCAAGCGACGGAATTGACATTTCTGATTCTGACCTTACATCCTTGACAGAACTGAAATTGCCCAGAGACTTCTATGGATATATCATCTGTTCCGGAAATAAGTTGACGGATCATATAGGCGCTCCGGAGATTGTCCATGGAGAATTTATATCGAATCACAACCCGCTTAAGTCTCTCAATGGCACGCCCAGAGTTGTGCTGGACTTCCATTGTAACTCGAGCGGGTTGACAAATTTGGAAGGAGGGCCCGACGAAGCATACGATTATCACGTTCATAATAATAAATTGACATCATGCAAGGGCGCGCCGAAAAAGATACATAAGGATTTTCACGCATACTTCAATCAGATTTCCTCATTTGAAGGATTACCGGAAGAAATAGGAGGAGATGTATTCTTATCCGACAATCAACTCATAAATCTTGATTTCTTCCCAAAGCGAATCGGAGGCGATGTTGACCTCCGCAATAACCCTCACAAATTTACAGAAGTGGAAGTTCGTTCCGTCTGTGAAGTAAAAGGAGAAGTACGAGTATGAAAATATTACCTATGATGGCAGACAACAATCGTCCTTTGTCAACTCAATCGTCTGTCGGAGCAAAGAGCAAGCAGGATGGTGGAACGGGTTCGGGTAATTTCAACCATAGCGGTCGTCAAGGTGAAGTCGGAGGAAGTGGTGGAGGTGGTGGGAAAAAAGGCAGTGAAACAGTTGGTAAGTCTCCTTTGAAAAGTAAAGAACAGAGAGTTAAGGAGATTCACGATAAATGGAGGAGAGAAGGTTTATGGCAACAAGCGGAAAACAAACGTGCGGAAATTGCGGCAAGGGGTGACCCTTGGCAACAAGCACAATTACAAAAAGTAAAGACACAACAGGAACGTATAAAGAGATAGCATGAATCATCAATTGACGGAAGCGATTGCGAAACGCAATCTTCACAATATTAAGCACCTTGGTAAACCTCCGATATGGAAGTATCCTCGTCCAGTGGAGATTGCTTATCGCACTTTCATAATCTCCATTGTAAAGGAACTGCGTCAGCACGTCCTTGGCATTGTAGAGCATTTAAGGCCGATTATACTCGAGCGTGATCGTGAACATCACAGGGACGCGTGGACTGAAAACCTTGACAATCTATTGTTAGCCTTACGAGTTGGTTTCAATAACACTTCTCATAAGGAAAGAATCAAGGCACAACTCACTAACATAGGACAAAAGACTTCTAATTGGAACGATAAACAATGGCAGGATACCCTTGTCAAGGTGCTCGGAGTTGATGTTTACAGACGAGAGTCCTTCCTTGGTTCGCATATCAAATCATTCGTGCAGGAAGGTTCCTCATTAATCACAAAGTTGACGGAGGACACTTATAACGATGTCTCGCGTGTTATTACATCAGGCATACGGTCAGGAGATCGTGTAGATACAATTGAGGAATCGTTAATGGAAGGCACCGACCTTGAACCGGGCGTATTTAGCAAACTCGAAACTCGAGCCCGTCTCATTGCCAGAGATCAGATTGGTAAATTTAATGGAGAACTGACCCGCGTGCGTCAAGAAGCAATCGGTATCAAGGAATATGTCTGGCATACATCACTTGACGAACGTGTGAGAGACACGCACGCAGCACTCGAGGGAAAAACCTGTAACTGGGATAACGGAGACGAGTACAGCGACGACAACGGCGAAACATGGGAAGATCGTGACAACATTGACGCATACAAAGGACAACCCGGAGAGGATTATCAATGTCGCTGCTGGGCGGAAGCAGTTTTTCCAGAGGAGGATTTACAAGAGGAGACTGACGAAGAAGGATTGTCAGACGCGGAAGCGGAAGGTCGTGCAGACGGCGGACCCGGTTCCGGCAACTTCGGTCATGCTGGTCGACCCGGAGAGATCGGTGGTAGTGGGGAAGGCAGTTCTTCCTCTAATAAAGGTATTGACAAAACGAAAGAAATAGGTTATATTAAAGGAGAGAAAGAAGGTGAGCATGGACAAGAAGGAACTGGAAAAATTGAGTATAGACGAGAGGCTCCGCAGACAGGGTCCGAAAACAGAGGCGGCACTTCGGCAGGTGGCGAAGGAGAAGGGGTTGACATTAGAAGAAGCGTTGGAAACTCTGGGCGGGTAATTGCCTCACATCATACTCCTTCCGGTGACGTTTACGAAGTAGAAAATCCTCAATACTACCGCGACAATCTTTCCAAATTAAAAAGTGAACACAAGTATGGTTCCAGCGTTACTCTGCATAATGAAAAGGATTATGCGGATAGTCGTACATTCATTGCACAGGATGGACGTTCCTGCTTTGCCATAACAAAAGATGGTGATTTACAAAGTGTAATTCACATGGAGAACTGTAATGTCACAACTGACGACTTGTGCCATCTTGCTATTCGTCAAGGCGCAAAACGCCTCGACTGCTTTGATACTGTCCTTCCAGCGGTTTACGGACGCAATGGTTTCAAGGAATACAAACGAGACAAATGGTTGGATGATTATAAACCTCACGACTGGAGTTATGATCTTTACAAAAAATATAATAATGGCCGACCGGATATTGTTTATATGCAATTGGAGGATAAATGACCATCAAAGATTTGATCGTTCTTGTCGGTCAACTCATTGCGAAGTGCTTATCGGAGGATAGGTTTACCGGCAAAATAATCATCACTATCCATTGTAAAGACGGCGGTATCGGTCGTGCAACTTCCAATATCGAGCGCGATTTTTTAAAAAAAAATGTTGACTCTTTACCGGTTTAGTGATATATTCAAGTTGTATTCGTGGTCCGCAAACCTCCTTTCAAGGTAAGCCCACGCACTCCGCCATAGGTGCGTGGGCTTTTTTTATTTTATGATATTAAACTTTGAACTGCCTGACGAAGTGATACTTGACCTTGCGGCACAACTACAAGCGCAAGCACAACCCGCTATTGACGAAGAAGAACACAAATCCCTTAAAATAGAGATACGCCGACTCACTCGGGAAACCGTAATCACACAATCCGATATTGACAAGGTAGGGACAACCCTTGATTAAATTACCCTTCTCATGTGGCTCCGTTTCTATTTTGTCAGTTAGACGACCCCTCGGTCAGGGTAAGGCCGAGGGGCTACGGCTATAAAGAAAGGAGAATTATGGCAAAGGTGATCCGTTTCGATTTATCGTCCGTAAAGAACACTTACAAAACAAAGGAAGGCTTCCTGCGTACTGATGCGATCGTGACCAGGACCGGAATTTTTACATATCATAATGAGGATGGTTCCGTACGCAGAGAGTTACGCGACCATCGGGAAGTGTTCAATGCGGACTCTCTCGCGTCAATGAAAATGATTCCTCTTGCAAACAATCATCCTCCCACAACAACCGGACTTCTCGACCCCTCAAATGCAAAGCAATATCAGGTTGGATTTACAGGTGAGAATGTTCATCCTGACGGTGAAAATGTCAAGGTGCCAATAACCGTTATCGACGGGGAGGCAATCAAGGAAGTTGAAAATGGAAAACGCGGTCTCTCTCTCGGATACGAATGCGATATGGTTGACGAAGCAGGAGAAGTCGATGGTATGCGTTTCGATTGCAAACAAACAAACATACGCTATAATCACCTTGCTATTGTAGACTTCGCGCGTGCGGGCGGAAACGCAAGGATTAATCTTGACAGTGCAGACATTGATTTAGATATACATTCCTTTCCAAATCATAAACCAAAGGAGCGACTCATGGCAAAAGTACGCATTGACGGAATCGAATACGAAGCGGCACCCGAAGTCATCAATTTCTTGACGAAGGAAACCGCTCGTGCAGATTCCACAGACAACACAATTAGAACGGAAAAAGCGGCACACGACGTAACCAAAGCAGACCGCGACTCTCTCAAGTCAAGAGTCGACGCGCTGGAAGCGGAAAAGAAAACGATTCCGACTCTGGTTGCGGGTGCGGTCAAGTCTCGGATTGACCTTGAACGTAAGGCAACGATCGTGCTTGATGAAAAAGACCATCCCACAATCGCAACATTGTCCGATGAGGACATCAAGAAAAAAATTGTCCTTACTGTCTTTCCGGACGCAAAACTCGACGGCGTGAGCACTGATTATCTGAATGCTCGAGTTGACAGCGCACTGGAATCGTCCGACAAAATCAAGCGTGACGCGGCAATGGCAGACCAGCGGAATAAGTCCGGGCTTGACAACGGCGGACACGCGGACGGTGCTGGCACAAACGAACCGGGCGTGGAAGCGGCGGAGAAGCGTTATCAATCAGGTGTCAAGGAAGCGTGGAAATCAAAAACCGACGGATGCAACGGAAGCAAATCCATGCCAGAGAAGGAAGTCGGATCGAAGTCTCGGAAGTAAAAAGTAATCAAGCAGGAGTTTATAGTTCTCAATAATCAATCTTCCACAAAGGAGTGATACCAATGTCACAGATTCTTTACAACAGGTATATGGGCGCAGCGATGAACGGGCTCATTGCCGATGCCGAGTTTACTACCAAGGACGGACTGCAAGCTTCGGAGGCAATAGGTCTCGGACTTGCGGTTGTACAACAGGTCGGTCTCCCGAATAAGGGGCGCTTGCCAAAAGCGAATAAAAGTACGATCATCTTTGCGGGCGATCTACAAGCGTCCGATGTCGTCAACCTGAAAGTTAATGGTAACGCAATGTCGCCTGTAACTTTTTCCGGTTCTCATGCCGCAACTATGGCGTTAATCGTTACGGCAATCAAGGCAATCACGGGCGTTGCAAATGCGGTACTTGATCCCAGCGACACAGATTCACGGACGATACTCGTGTACGCGGTTGACGGACTCGATGTGCTTGTCACCAATATTACAATTATTGGAAGTCAATCACCGACAACGGCAACTTCCAGTGTGACATCCTCGGATGTCATTTATGGCGTGTCAATCGTCTCACAGGCAATACAGCAGCCTTATCCAGCACTTAACGCTCCGATTCTTTACAATAATGGAGCGCCCGTCGGGTGTCTGCTTCGTGGTCGTATTTGGACAACCGCGGAAACGGTTGTGAGTAACGGCGATCCCGTTTACATGAGAATACTCGGAGACCATTCGGTAATTACCGCCCCGTCAACGACCGCACCAGTTGGATACGCAGCAGGCTTTTACAAGGATGCAGGAAACTTCCGCAATGACGGCGACTCAGATACGGCAATACTCGTCGATGGGATGATATGGCGTTCGGTTACAACCGCGGTCGGTCAGCTTGCACTTGTTGACATCAACCAACCGCAGTAATCATAAGTAAAGGAAAGTTCATTCTTAAAAGTAAATTATCACTGTGTCAATAACCGATAACAAGGAGTAACACAATGTCAGTCAAAAAGGTTGAGATCAACAGTGTTCACCTTGACGCAAACGAAAACATCTTTTTCGCCCGTCAACTTGAATACATCATGGCGCAAACGTACGACGTGGTTTACCCGGAGTACAAGGCCATGCGTCTTTTCCCGGTAATGACAGAAGCGGGTCCGGGTGCCGAGAGCATTACCTATCGTCAGTTTGACAGAGTAGGTATGATGAAAGTTATATCAAACTACTCTGACGGACTGCCGCGTGTCAACGTGCGAGCGAGAGAGTTCACGACCCCGGTTCGGCCATTCGGCGCTTCATACGGTTACAATATTGACGAAGTAAGAGCGGCACGATTCGCAAACAAGCCCCTTGAAATGTTAGAAGCGGAAGCAGCGCGTCAGGCTTATGAGCAGACTGTCAATCAGATTTCCTACTTCGCCTATCCGACCGACAATATTTGGGGTGGTCTCACGGGTATCCTTTATCAGCCCAACGTCACGATTGATACATCACTGTCCGGATCGTGGGGGTCGAATCCTGAAACTGCATTGACGGACATGAATAAGGCCGTTGCCAATATGATCGTATTGACAAAAGGCGTTGAGATGCCCGACACAATGCTACTACCATTACAGCAGTGGGCATATGTCACCAGCACTCCGCGGTCAACATATAGCAACTTTACAGTTGCGGAATTTTTCCTTCAAAATAATCCGTCCGTCAAGACGATTGAGGCACTTAACGAACTGCAACTTGTAGCGCCGAAACCGTCAATCATACGGGCGGGCACGGGCAACCAAGCAACCACTACGAATATCATGGTGCTTTACAAGAAAGACCCAAGGAAAATCCAGTTGCATATTCCGCAACCTTTTGAGCAGTTTCCACCAGAGCAGCGGGGACTCGAGTGGCTAATCGCCTGCCATGCAAAAATCGCGGGCATTATCACTCCTTATCCTTTGTCAATCTCAATTGCGGAAGGTCTCTAGTTCACAATAGAGGGGTTAAATTTATCCGGAGGATTTAACCCCTCCCTCCTTTGTGGGCGTAGAGGTGCGCAAGCAACACAAACCCTCGTATATCAATTCACATCTTCAAAGGGGTTAAATTCCATGATAGTCAACAACACTTGTCCGAATGTCCGTATCTTTCCTTTTAAGGATACGAAAGGTTTAACGCAGTCTTTCTTCATCTTCCCCGGAATCAATGGTGAAGTGCCTGATTCCATCAAGGAGGACTTGGCATTTAAGGAACAGAGGGAAGCGGGACTGCTGGTCATTATTCCGACAAAAAAGGATACTGCTGGCGATCCGTCCCGATTAGTGATGACGCCCGACCGTGTCGCACTCGTTCCCGATAACGATGTCGTGGACGCGCTTCTTGACATGGAGGAAAAGAAGGCACTTACACTGCTTCCTGATGTTGTCAAGAAACCGACTCTCACTGTTTGGAAGACAAAGGAGAAACGCGGCAATATTGTTGCGGCAATCGAAAAGCAGATTGAGAACATTGACAATATGAATATGCCGATAAGGAAGTGAGGAATTAAGCAAGGATGAACGCTTTACAAATTATACAAATGCGTGCCCCACAATGGGCAACAGACCCAAGAGTAAATAACATGATTATTTACGCACGCGAGCTGACAAATTGTGAAGCGTTTGGGATGCACACGGAGACGGCGATTGCTCTCCGTGTGCTTCACTTCTTTTCGCTTGAAGCACAAAGAAACGGCAATCCGGGTATAGGTACTTCCAGTGGTCAGGGTACAGCTGGGCAGTTGACAAGTGAAGGTGAAGGTCAACTGTCAAAATCCTTTTCAGCGGGTTCAAACGCCTCAAAGCGTTACGGCGCACTTTCCACAACAGTCTACGGACAAGAATTAATTGAGTTGATGAGAGGTAATATAATGAGCGCCACAACGAGGATGGGTGATGTTGCAGAAACATTACAAGCTAATCAATGGGAGTGGAATCCTTTTGCATGAGTTGTCAACAGAGAATTATTGATAAAGGATATAGTAAAAGGATTTCCGAAATCGGCAGGATGGATCATCTGTTTACAAAGGTGGGTTTCCCGGAGAACGCGGAAGTCGGTGAAGCAAAAAGGAAAGGTTCTGGACATACGAGGAAAGATAATATGTCTGAAATAATCCAAATCGCGGCAGTGCATGAGTTCGGCGCTCCTAAAAGAAATATACCGGAGCGTCCTTTCGTACGTGCTTCACTGGATGAGAACTTTCAAGAACTGCAAGAGTTCAAAAAGAAACAGGCACATCTTGTCATTTCAGGAACGCAAACAGCAATGGTCGGGATTGCAAAGATAGGGGAGTGGTTAACGAATAAGATGAAAATAAAAATCAATAGTAACATTCCTCCTCCTTTGCAACAAAGAACAATCGACCGAAAAAAATCGTCGCGTACGTTGATTGACACGGCACAAATGCTTAATAGTGTTCAGCATGTAGAGGAATATAGGAAATGAACTCTCTTTTCCGTAAACCACTTTCAGGAGTGCACTTCGGCGCTGGTGCGTTTGTCAAGGGTCGCTGGGTCGAGGGTGCGCCTACGGTTATCAATCTTGACGCAAGCGTGCAACCAACAACCAATCACGATATGCTATATCTTGATATTGGCAGGAGAGAAAGAAAGTCCTATACAATCTTTACAGATACAAAAATGGTTGCATGGACGCCCGGTACTGCCAATCCGGATTGTGTTGACATAAACAATGAGCGGTACGAGGTGAGTGCGGAAGCACCGTGGCAGAACAATGTAATTTCTCATTATAAATATATTGTTACCCTTTTGCAAGCGATTGAGACTTGACAATGGTTTCTCTTTCGACAGTACAAGACGCGCTTTACGACTGGGCACATGCGGTGCTTCCGACTATTCCTATTATATGGTACCACCAGAACGCACCACGACCGACCGTTCCTTATGTATCCTTTCATTTGTCAACGATTGATACTGTTAAGCAGGATTTTGTTGATGGCTCCGGCAACCTGACAGGTAATAGGGACTTCGTTCTTCTCTGTCAAGGAATCGGGAAGAACTCAATGGACTTCTGCGAATCGTTAAAAACATCCTTATCAAAACCCGCGATCCGCCACGATTTACGGATGAAAGGAGTTGTCTTTGTCAATCGCCTTGTTATTAGCCGTATATCGGAAGTCGTTGACTCGAGGTGGGAAGAAAGGAATATTCTCGACCTTAAATTCCGCTTCGCACAAACCGATACTGACACAAGCGGAATAATTGAACACGCGAATATTGAAAAAGATTTTTATAATCCTGATCTATCAACCATAACCATTGAGAATATAAATGTCTAATTCCTAATCCAATTTTACAAGGAGGAAATTACATGGCTCCATTAAATGAAATTGTTGATGTCCAGATTTCTCGTGAGTCCGTCAACATCTCACAAGTCGGTTTCGGTACAGTAATGATACTAGGCGGAAATGCAAATTTTCCGGAACGTCTGCGATTTTTTTCTACAGACGAACTGGGCGCGATTGCTGACGCTTTACTTTCGGGGACTGACGCATCCGAGTATAAAGCAGCAAGCGCAATCTGTTCACAAAATCCGAAATGTACTCAGCTTGCTATCGGGCATAGAGGAGCGCAGGTTATTGCGACGTTTACAGGAACAGAAACGGGCGGCACGATCGTTGCGACTATCAACGGCGCCGCCACTCCTATAACTATCACCTTGACGGGTGTTATCGCTACAGACCTTGCTGCACTTGCTACTGCAATCAAGGCGATTGACGGAATTGACGACGCTACTTATAATGCTGGTGCAATTGCAATCGAACCCGACGACGCTTGTGTTATCGGTATATCACTTGTCTTAAACGTCAATCATTCGGATAGTCTTGCGGTTTCTTATTCGTCAGTGGAGACCG